GGCTGTTGACATCGCCACCCCCACCGGTGAATCTCGCTATCTGATAATCGAGTCACTCATGGCAGCTGGATTCAAGCGCATAGGGATAAACTTCAAACAACGATTCGTTCACGCAGACATAGACGATTCAAAGCCACACCCCACGATCTTTAGCTACTAAAACAGCCATTTATTAAGGAGTTTAACATGATTACCAATCTCAAAAAACACGCCCTCGTAGGCTTTGCCGTCGGGTTTATTTCAGCCATCCTGGTGAATTTCCTTCCCTGGATGGACAAGGTTCCAGGGCGTCCGGCCAACCCGCAGGTAAACAAGACCTGGATTATTGGGACAGTAGCCTGGATTGGCATTATCCTGGCGTGGGAACTGCTGCAGCTCCTAACCAGTAAAAAGAAGAACCAGTACATCAGCAACAAGTGGTTGGACAGCCTGGCTGACATCGTGGTGGGCTGGGTGGCGTTCATGCTTCCCTGGTCAGTATTGGTGTTGGGCAGTTATGGCGGAAACCTCCTGAGACCGTAACAGATGTCAAAATTCACATGGAAATTTGGCAGGTAGCAACATCAGGCAATTTCACAATAGAGGACGATGCGGATGCAAACGAAACTGATTGAAATTCAAGCAAGAACTGCAACTGTTTATTTTCTTGGCGATATTCACGAAGGTGCTGCCAATCATCAAGCTAAGGCGCTCGCGAAAGCTATTGACATTATCGCCAACGATTCTAATGCATACTGGATTGGCATGGGCGACTATATAGACGCCATCAATCACCGAGACCCGCGCTTTAATCCGCTGGAAATGGCACAAGAATACAATATCAAAGACCTTGCCGATTTGCCAAAACGCCAGTGCCAAAAGCTGGCGGATAAACTGAAACCGATAGCTCATCAATGCCTTGGGCTTGTCTCCGGGAATCACGAGGATTCGCTTCGCAGGAATAGCATATTTGATCCGACCGGATATCTTGCTGAGCTGCTAAAAACAGAATCGCTTGGCGGCAAAGGCTGGGTTATTTTGCGGTTTCTGCGAACAAAAAAACACGGCAATGCGGCAGAAACATATCGCATCTGTGTAGCACATGGCACAGGTGGCGGCGGGATGCGGGAAGGATACCCTATCAACAAAGCATACGATGTGTTCCGATGGGATATAGCAGATGCTTGCGTTATGGGTCATATTCACAAAATGCAAACTGACCGCACAGAATTCATGTCATGCGACTACAACTCAATCCGCATAAAAAGAGCATGGTATGGCACAAACGGCTGTTTCCTATCAAAATCGGAAATCGGAACTGACGGATACTACGAGCAGAAACCCGGTAAGCCTTCAGATATCGGTATGCTAAAATACACAATCAAAACCAATATACGAGACAAATCAACCGCTATAACTTCGCTGGAAAAAATATACATCTAAGGACTGACAAATGGGAATCACAATTGGAAACGTAATAACGCTCGGACTCGCAGTGGTTTCATTCATTTTCGGATACGCTACGCTCCATCAGAGAGTGAAGCAATTGGAATCTAAAATCAACGAAATCGATACGTTGCGGCAAGATATCCGCAACATTAGCGACACGCTACAAAACCTGATGGGGAAATTGGATATTTTCATCAAAATACAATGTGATAAAGAATAATGCCCATCATCTCCTTCCTGACCGCTCTGCAATACGGGCGGTTTTTTGTAGGCAAAGAAAACCCCCACCCGTTAGAATGAGCCGGGCGGGGGAGCTTTGGAGATACCGAACCAGCTTTCATAATCGAATATTATTTGTCAACTCTTTTGTTTCCCATACGCGCATAATGATTGCGTCATTATATCCGTATCGCTTCCACGCATGGATGCCCACAATTTGGCTGTCATCATTCCAAATCACGCCGTTAAGCGCATCGAATACGCCCTTGCATAGATTATCTATGTCTGGTCGCGATGGTTTGTATACGCTTCTTTCTCGCAGTTCTGCGAGACGCTTCTTTCCCCACGATTTTGGGTGCTTCCAAACGAACTCTACTGACACAAACAGCATCCCTGATTGATTCCGCTGGCTCGGATCTGTTTGCGCCAATGCCATTGCCCGGATAGCTCGCTGGTAATCGGTTACGGCTTTGCTCTGGTAGCTGTGCTTACCCATGCGAAAGCTTTGCTTTGCTTTCGGCGTTATGTCAAAATATAGGCTTCTCATTTTCCGCTCCATAGAAAGATCAGGAAGAATATGATGCTTATGCCGGCAGCGATGTTCAGGTGTGGAATGTTCACCCGAAAAACATACGCAATCACCAGCGGAGTTTCTGCAAGTATCGCTATCAGAAGGCTTATATTTGCTATTTTGTGTTTAAATTTCTTGCTCATGGTTTTCTCCTTTGGGGTGCCACGTCAAGAGCTTTATCCGCCAAAAGCGCATCCGTAATATCCTGGAAGTGCCTGCCAATCCCATTGCGCTCGTATCCATTCGTTCCGGCGAGCCATGCGTAGAATTGCCGATCGCTTATGTTATGTATCCTGCAAAATCCGGTTATAGAATATCCGCGATCCTGTATCGCCTTCTTTATTTTAATTCCTTGCTCTTTTGTTATTCTCATTTATCTGTCTCTCCGTTGTTTTATCTCGTTTTTGCTGTTTGACTCAACAATGCTGCGACTGCGTTTTGCCTCGCAATTTTCGCAAACGTAATAATTGCCGAGATCAGCCACCTGCTTCCAGGTATATAGCCTGCCACACTTACCGCAGCGAGCCACGCTATGCGCTTTGATTTTTTCATATGCCGTGCCTAAGTTTTTTAGCGATCTGCGCAAGGCAATTTCAGTCTCTGCGTGTTTCAAACTCGCTCTTATCCTGTGCTTATCAATTAGCTTTGCTCGGCGGGCAAAATAACCCGCCAGAGCAATTGCAATAATGGTTATGCATATCATCATTATGATCATTTTGACTCTCCTTCTAAACTCGTTTTGTTTTTATCCAGCCATTCCTCTACTTCGTTAAGTGCGGCATGACGTGTCGCGCTCTGGATTTTCGGCAACCACTCTTCCAATTCTTCTCCGGTAGCAAGTTTCGTCATTCTTTCAATTAGCTCGACTTGCCGCTCTTTTATTGTTGGTTTTGCGTTCGCACCGCGCAATATCGCGGCGAGATGGTTATGGTATTCATATAGATCATGGAAGTTAGTGCATTCGGCAATCATGCCACACCCTAAATGTTTTTGGATAGACGAATGCCTGCGAACTTCGTTATCAAATCCATCAATTTTGTTATCCACGAGGTTTCGCATAATGCCTTGTGTCGCCGCCATAAGTTCGTCAAACTCATCATTTGTTTGCTTCGGCTGATCTGTTGTTTCTGCTTCGCTTTCGATGATTTCATACATAGTTTTTTCTGTGTGCCGATCAATGTGCCGATCAATGTCTTGCGCCTCTTCTGATGAGAGCATCCCGAAAACTATGTCCGGGAACAAATCGTTTACCGCGTAGCTAATCGCTCGTGCCTTCAGCATGCGTTGCGGATACATGCGCCAATTATCTTTTTTGGGAAACAATCCGGCTCGCTTAGCGTCTTCGATGGTGAATGTGCTAATAATTGATTCTTCTGTGCCGTTTTCATTTCGGCGCTTCATTTTTACGATACATCTTTCTGTGTTGGCATCAATCTCGCATCCGGCATATTCTGGATGTCGCTTTGCAAGCGCTAATTTTAGATCTGCCTTCATTGCTGGCATGCCATTAACGTTGTATATATTCATCAACGCAGTAGCGGCGTTTAGTCCAAGAGATTCTCCTACCAAAATGACAAACAGCACATCGGCGGGATTGCGGTGAGCATGGAGCCGGCTCTGCGCCAGCTCCTTCGAAATCGATTGCAAGGCTACAAGGTCGTTCATCATCATCTCCTAAAATGGCATGGCATCATATGATTCGGATGCCGTGCCGGATAGCGATGCAGAGTATACTTCGCCTACATTTAGGCGACCATTATCATCACTAATTACATTAATTTTAACCGATTTTCCAATCAACATATCCGGCTCAAAGTTCGCGCGCTGGCTTTCCGTGAGACCGGCTGATTGTGCCAACCGGAACAGCTTGAAATACACCGCTTCCACATAAGAGCATGTTATCGATTGAGACTTTTCTGTTTCGAAGCGTACGAATACGCATTCTTTACCGGACCGCGTATAATCATATTTGGCTTCTGTGATGGTTACCTCATACATCCCCGGCTGGTCGATGTAGGTTGACTGATACTTGTTGAGATTCATTTTAATTCTCCTTTTTATTTAGTTAATCCTGATAATTGATTTTACCATTTGCGCCAAGTCAATAGGCATAGAAAGCGCTTCTTTTACGCGATCTATCATCTGGTCATATTCCTCGGCTTTTGCTGCGCACTCAAGGCAAAGATCGTCTTCGTCAAGTTCGTCTTCGCCGACCTCTTTCTCACAATCATCGCAGAAATACGCCTCATAGATTTCTGTCGATCCGCACATCGGACATACAACTATGTATTCGTCTCTCTCCCAGTTTTCCGAGCCATTGCCGATGCGTCCAGCACGATACAATACTGTGTCCGGCTCACTAAACTGATTCTCGCAGTCACTGCATTTCCATGTCGTCATTTTTCCTCCTGAGCTTGCGGCTCTATTTTAATGCCTTTAGCCCATCGCAGGTCAGCCCCTCGTAGGTCAGCATCTTGCAGGTCAGCATATCGTAGGTCAGTCCATCGCAGGTCAGCCCCTCGTAGGTCAGCATATCGCAGGTCAGCCCCTCGTAGGTCAGCATATCGTAGGTCAGTCCATCGCAGGTCAGCCCATCGTAGGTCAGCCCCTCGTAGGTTAGCATCTTGCAGGTCAGCATATCGTAGGTCAGTCCATCGCAGGTCAGCCCCTCGTAGGTTAGCATATCGTAGGTCAGTCCATCGCAGGTCAGCCCCTCGTAGGTCAGCATCTCGCAGGTCTAAGCCTCTCAAGTCAAGACCAGAAAGGTCGGCATCTCGCAGGTCTAAGCCTGTGCCGTTCTTTCTGCACTCGCAAATTATTGCAACGATTGAATCTCTTGTGTGTTTCATTGTTGTTCTCCTTTCCGGCCAATCGCGACCGGTATTTTTTTTATGCTGCCATCCTGGCAGCGATACACGAAGGCCAGGCGGGAGATCCCGCCCAGCCGGGTAAATACTATACCTATCAGTTTCATTCACCCACCTCGAACTCTTCAAGCTCTTCAAGCTCTTCAAGCTCGAACCATTGCGCAAAGTCTGCGCAATCTATTGAGCAGTCGATTATCTGCCCGTCAGTGGTTATATATCTATCCATACACCCAGCAGACATTGGATCGTCTGCTTCCACCGCCACGATAATGGCAGGTGGGTAGCAATTGTCCACCTCTGCGTCCAGCCCAGTCATTGAACAGGGAAGTCTGTAAATTGTTGTTTCCATTTTATCCTCCTTTGGACAGCGGATGGAAACCCGCTTTGTTTTGATTATTTTTATTTTTCAAGTTATAAAAAAAACCTCCGCCCTTGCCTTATCGGCAAGTTTGGAGGTTATCTCCGCCTCTCTTCTGATTATCCCCATTCAGGCGGAGGCATTACCTGAACGAGGTTATCTCTTTAATCTAACTGGGCTGGGATAGCCAATTCAGGCATCCCAACCGGGTCGTCCAAATCGGGCTCGGCGGCCTCTTCGTCAGGATCGGGCTCGTACTGCCGTCCTTTGACGGTTACCACAGTGGATATCTCTCCGCGGCTATTAACCACGAAGATAACTGTTCCTGGTTCTGCCTCCGGGAATGCCAAGAGGTCGGGGTTTTCGGAGAACACGATTGGGCGTCCGGTGATTTTCCGCAGTGCGGGCAACGGGTTTGCTCCGATCTGGTATGCGACACGGAGATATGTCTCCAGTTCATCGATCTCGACACCAAAAGCGTCGAAAACAATCTGTGCATCGCTCGGAGCTTCGAAGCCATCGAGGGCCTCGACGCCGAATTGACGAATCACCTCGGCAGTAGAGATTGGTTCCTTTACCACCATTGGGTGGTTGATGCACAAGCAAGTTCCCAGCCCGTAGTCAAGGGCTGAGAGGCAGTTTATCTCCCATAGGTAAAGCATACCGCTTTCCTGATACAATACTGCCGCGGGGATGAAATCCCCGTATTGGTTCTCAATAGTACTAATTACTTTTTCCATGTCATTCTCCTTTCCGGCATATTTTAGCGACATACTTTTCCGTATGCATCCGCATCGTCCTCACGACCTCGTCGACCTCGTCGAGGCCCTCGAGGTATTCTATAACGGCTCGTGCGTGCTCGCACAAACCGTCCCCCTTGCAGCAGCTGCACTTGAACGTTCTCACGTTCTCGTTCATCCACTCCGGATATAATACGTATATGGTATACGTATTATTGC